CGAAATATAATCAAGCTGTTTGGTTTAATGTTCCATCATGGGCAGCGCCGATTGACAGGCCTCGAATGTACTGGAGCTCTGGCAGCAATTTTTATTTGCTAGCTTTCGATCCATCAACGATTAATAATATTATTTGCATAGATAATGTCGCACAAGATACGTGGTTAACAGGTTCGTTTTGTTGGTTAGCAAGAGACCCTTATTAAAGGAGGAAAACGATGAAAACAATTTATAAAGTATTATACCCGATGGGATTTGAAGAACACGAAGTAGCAGATGATTTTCCAACATCTATTCCTTTTGTGGAAATCGAACCTATTCAAAATTTAGAAAACCCACAATCTCAGTTCTTTAATTTTTCTAAGAACAGATGGGAAGAGGCGATTACTCCAAATTACGCAGAAAAATTAGAGTTTATTGAGACTTTAACAGAAACTGTCCAAAAGGAAAATGAATTCTTAAAAGAAAAGGCAGAAGTCCAAGAAAACCAATTGACTAAAACTCAATTAGCGTTAGCTGAAGTGTATGAAATGCTCGTTCCAGCAGACAGGGAGGTTAATTAGATGGCAAATATTTACGTCAATTTGATTCAGAAAGGCCTGAAGACTATTGAAGAAGTTCCTAGAACAATCAGAAATGAAGTACAAGCAATCCTTGATGCAGAAACTGCGAATTAGGATTGCTTTTTATTTACTCAGAAGGGAGGTGGAAGAAATGGCTGTAGTGTATGCGATTTTAATTATTAAAGGTAAGAAAACGATTGAACAAGTACCAGGTCTAATTCGCGAGCAAGTGAAAGAGATTCTAGTAGATATGGATTTGCCAGAATTGGCTGAATAACAATTTAGCCTCGTTTTTAACGGGGCTAATTATTTAGTTGGAAGGCGGGGGAGTTTTGAAAGATGATACTGCACAAGATGTTATTGAGCGCTTAGTGCGCATTGAAACAAAACTTGATAATTACGAGGCATTGAGAGAGAAGGCGGATGCTGCGAAAGATGTGGCGGATCACGCATATTCTATTGCACTCAACAATGCTGATGACATCAAAGAAATTAAAGCAAATAATAAATGGTCATGGGGTTACATGATCGGTTTAGGTATTACTATATTAGGCTATTTCTTAACGAAATTATAGGGGGGTTTGAAATGATTTTACCGGACAAGTATTACCAAATTATTAAATGGGCGGTTCTCACAGTGTTGCCAGCTGCATCTGTTTTAGTTGGCACACTTGGAAAGGCATACGGTTGGGGTGGCGCGGATATGACTGTGCTAACAATTAATGCTGTAGCTACTTTTTTAGGAGTAGTTACAGGTGTCTCAGCATACAATTCGAAAAAATAGGAGGAATCACATGAAAAAGAAAATTACGTTACTGAGCCTTTTACTGGCTCTTTTTTTATTGCCTATTAATGGGTTTGCTTACACGATCAATAACGAGTTCAATTTAGGGGCGAATGAAGGCAGTCCAATTAGAGCAAATCCAAATTATATTGTGGCGCACGATACTGCAAATCCTAGCGCAACAGGACGTAACGAAGCTACCTTTATGAAGCGCAATTGGATGAATGCCTACACTAGCTATATTGTTGGTGACGGTATTGTCTACCAAGTTGGTGAACCCGGCTATGTGCAATACGGAGGCGGCTCTTATGCCAATGCGAATTCGCCAGTACAAATTGAATTGCAAGCAACGCCCAATCCAGCGCTCTTTAAACAGAACTATAAAGTTTACATTGAATTAATTCGTGACAGTGCGAAACGGTTTAATATTCCTCTTACTGTAGACAGTCCAGTAGGCGGCAAAGGGGTCATCAGTCACCAATACATTTCTACGAATTGGTGGGGCGATCATACGGACCCGTATGGCTACTTAGCAAGTCACGGTGTCTCACAAGCGCAATTTGCACATGATGTGAAGTATGGTTTTGAATCAAACGAGAACAAACCTGCACCGACTCCAAGCAAACCTGTAGATCCAACTACCGCAGGATCAGGATATTCTGTAATGAACGATGGCAAAGGAAACCATGCTCATGTTGATCAATGGGGGAGAATCGGGAACACCTTGAAGGCGCGTGGGTGGCATATCGCTAATTACAAGTATCAATATGTATTTATTATTGATCGGACAACTGGCAAAGAATTGGCACGCCAGAAAGCACCTGTAGTAGCAAGACCAGATGTGAATGCTGCTTATCGGACGACTGGGAATGTCGGTTATGATGTGAATTTCAATGCTAAGCATTTTAGTGGTAAGTCAGTCATTGTGATGACACGTGCTACAAATGACGCTAAAGGTGATGTAAGTGGAGGTCATCAAGACTTCTACGAAACACGTTGGTATCACGATATTAAGTGACATTAAAAAAGAGTTTAGGCGAGAATGCGCTTGCAAGATATTAACAAAAGAGCTATTATGAATGTGTAAGTTTTGCCAGAACTTACTTCTTTTTCATAACTAAGTTTCATCTTGATCGGCAACCAGTCGTGTGCGGGCTGGTTGTTTCTTTCTGTAGTGTATCACTTTGTCATGAGTGTATCATTTGCAAAGAAAACGGGTTATGGGTAAGTTTATTGTAATGGGAAGTCACTCGCCCATAAAAAAGGGAACGTCAGATACAGTTACTTGGGGAAGTGGACTGTGGGGAAATCTGACGTTCCGTCTTTTTATATTGTAACATGAAGAAAAAATAATCATAGTTCTTTTAAAAGTATCCCTAGTTCAATTGGTAGAATACTCCGGTTCATATCGGAAGATGCGGGTTCGAGGCCTGCGGGGTACATACATTCTAATTTAAATATAATGTTTGTTGCAAAACATTTACTATAGGTAAATTCACTGATAAGATGTTAAATAGAAGGAGGGGTTAGTATGGATGAAAACCAAGAAGTTGTATTTGATAACATTAATGTCTTAGCTAAATTTGTATGTGACAACTCTATTAGAAAAATGACTCCGTTACGACTTCAAAAGACATTATATTTTTTATTCGCATTTTACGGGGCAACATATGGACTATTAAATAATGAAAATGTTGAAGAAAAACATTTTGAAGGTAGTGCTGATTATCCCAAACATCTATTTAAAGAAAATTTTGAGGCATGGCAGTACGGTCCAGTCATAAGAGAAATTTACAAAAATAATAAATATCATCAGGATGTTATTGAATCTTCTGAAATATGGCAACCTGCGAATGACCAAGAAGATTCTATAAAAGAGCTTTTGATACAAGTTATCCATCAGACAGATGAAATGGGTGATTTCACATTGGTTGAGCGAACACATGAAGACTTGGAATGGAAAAGGGCGTTCGATGATGGTCAAGGAGAGATGAATAAAGAATCCATTATAGAGGAATATAAACTTGAAGTCTTTTAATTTTGACATTCAAAATAAAAAGAATATAAAGACAAGAGAAAAGCAAATACAAGAAAAGTTAGAAGTTCTTTCAACTATTAATATCAAATCAAAATTAAAAAACGGTGGAGAAATTTTTCTTACTAGACCAGAAAAAAGAGCGGTAATTACTATCTCCTCGCTTTTTCTAGAATCTAAAACAAACTTTCCTTTAAAATTTACAAATTTTGTAGATAAAGAAAATGTTAGTGAATCAACTAAAAAAACGTTGAATGAGATTGTTAATAATATTGAGTATGTTTGCGATAATACTGAGTCGGTTGCATTTAATAAGTTTAATGTTAAGAGGCTACGGGATGTATTAAAACTATACGGTCATAAAGAGTTATTAAGCGAGGATAACAATACTATCTTTAAGGTAGATGGTGTTCCATACTATGAAAGAGAAAAAAAGCAAAACCCATTTCGGATATATTTAAAAATTGATGAAAGCGATGAGGAGATTACTACTTATATTTTGATGTTTTGCGATGTATATCATCTTTGTTTAGTTACCGGGCATGGCGGTTTAACTGCAGACCAAATGTTAGAAAGGACGTTTCTCGGGCATGCTTATTCTTGCAAGGATCATATTAGATCACTATTAGATTAAAAGGCCTCTAGCTCACGCTAAGGTCTTCTTTTCTATTGCGCATGTAAGCGTTACATTGTATAATA